TCCAATAAGATCTCTAAATTGAGTATAGTTACCCATTATTAATCGACTACCTATAATATCTTGAGACAGTGCCTTCAATGGTACATTATCGAATAATCTACTTACCTGATCAGACGGAAGTGCTGCGTATGTTTTATTATTCATAAAGTAGAAGCTATACGCAGAATTACTTTGTATACCCATCTCTTCTTTATTTAGGGTCTCAACTATTTTTACATTCAATGTTCTAGACTCCCAAACCAATAATTGTATCTCTTTTACAAATTCATTACCCGTCTCAAATGTAACTTGGACTTGGTTGAATTCATTAAGCATTCCTTTATTATCTCCTGTTTCAGTATCAATTTGAAGCATTTTAGGATTAAACGATGCAGCCGAAAATGGAGACATTGATGAATACTCATTATCTATGTACTTATACCTATAACTGAAATAAACAAATTTATCCTCAATGTTATTTGGATTAGAACTAGATGTTGTTTGAGTACTTAACGATATAAAAGGAGAGTTTAATGGAGGCGCGACGATCAAATTAATATCATCATTTATTCTAGGATCGTTTAAATTATACGTCTTACATCTATTAATATTAATCTTTCTAGGTGGATTTAAGTTGTCATTCCAAATAAGTAGACCACCACCATTCCCATCTGTAACGTAATTAACGCCAGTAATTAGATAGTTTTTATCAAAATTTAAACGAACCGCATTTGGTATCTCACATCCAAGTACTAACAAAGAATTGTTAGTAACTTGATTGTATTCAAATATACCCTCAAAATTATCTGCTTTTACAAACCAATAAAGTAAATTTTCTGCTTCAACGGATATAGCTCCAATAGTCACCGCATTTAATGGCGCATTTACTTGATATTTAGAAAGTATGTTAGCTATATTTGTCGTTATACTATTACCTAATGCGTTTTGAACTGCACCAATGTTAGCGCCTTCCGACGTATCAATAGTTACGTTTACCGCATCACGGTACTCTCCGTCTGGAATTAACCTTTCGTCAAGGTCTTTATTCATCCGTCCGGCAAGGAATGTTCTTTGAGTATCAGCCATATCTATTTAATCCATTTATCCTTACCACGCATAGCCATAAGCAAGCGACCAGGATGCATGTTGCTTAATCTAATTTTAGTATTTCTCAACATAGCTGTTTTATCTTTTTTAACTCTGTTGATGATATATTCTTGAACTCCATACTTATTATTAAGAAGAGCCCACTTTAAGTAAGCGTAAATATATTCTTCTGCTAGCTTGTTAATTGTAATCAAACTATCATCTCCATTTTCCATTCCATCTGAAATGTACTCAAGCACAATATATGCATATTGAACGCCAGATGTAAAATCAATTACTCCTGCTGCCTTATTAACAAAGAATTTAGGATTGATATTAGCATCGGCTGTTTCTAATCCAAAGTTATTTGCAATAGGGTATCCAAAATACCACTCTCCTTCGTATTCCCATCCCCATTGGTTATAGTATGGTCCGGGACCAACATATAATTGGTTTTTTTGACGAAGTATATCTAGTTTAGCATCACCTACAACTACTTCACCATTTGAATCAAACACAATGTCACCATTATTGTCTTGTAAATATGCTGTAGCTGTAATACTCTGACGTGACTCTGTAAGTGGATATAATACGCCATTTCGCAACATTGATATCCTTGCATAGTTAACATAGTCAGGAGGTAACACCATCTTCAATTGATCACCTAACTCAAACTCTAAAACCTTAATATTTCTTAATGCGTCATAGTTTAATTCCTGTATTGCTCTTTTTGCATGAAATAATACAGTATATCTGTCTACATTGTTGACCAACTTATCATTGCCAACATACATCAACATAAAATTGTTAACAATGTCAGCTAAACTGACATACTGATACGATCCCCAGTTTGCGTCTTCAGGTGTGTTACCATTGTTGGTATAGTACTGATAGTTAGTAATATATGCCATTATTGTTTAGTTTGCATGTCTTGTACTTCTTCTGCCTTAGCTGCTGATACAACATCTTGTTCTCTAATTGATATACCAGCATACTCTAATATCTTAATTACTAGATTAGCAAAATCAGCCAAAGGTAATTCAAAGTCTTGGTATGTAGATGATGATATATTAAATACAGGATCTCCATTAACAGTTAAATAGGTCCACTGTGGATCTTTTGGATATCTTAAATATTGTGCTGTTATAGATGTAGATGTATAAGGAGGAGGAGGAGCTATTGTTGTTGGATATACAATAATTCCATTCTGATCCATTATATATACTGGATATTCAGTATTAGGAGTAGTTAGATTTGAGTTTAATAAATTTAATATCTTACGATGGCTAACCTTCTCTACCTCTGTGTTATTATTATAGACTACTTTATCTAAGAAAAAGTAATCAGCAGGTAGTGTAAATCTACTTGTAATACCATTATATGATAATGGTGAAAGAACAGAGAATGAATCTATAACCTCAACTATATTCTTAGGAATGTCGGTATAACCTTCACCATGCATTCTAGCATTCTGCTTATTGATTGCATTGCTGTAATTAAATATATATTGCTCAAATATTTCTAATTGAGCTTGCTTAGCAAATAGATTAAACTCTAATGGCGTAATAAAGCCACGGTTCTCCTTGCTGATTATAGAAAGTACGGTATTTCGAACGTCATTGATCATCTGACTGCTTTTGTACAAAGATAAATAAAAAAAGGCACTCTATATGAGTGCCCTTTTCATAGTAGTAGTTAGCTATAGATTAGGCTACAGCAATATCACTTACTGCTTGTGGGACAGCAATTTCATAGACTGGATTAGTCCAAGATGTTTGTAATGCATTAGCAATTCCATTTTGAATTGCATCGCGCATACTAAATGCAACTTGAGCAGCATGAGTCAATGTAACAACTTTACCACCAGCATAAGTAATTGCAGTAGCAGTAGCAGTAGCGGAAGCAGCATCAACTAAAATAACATTAGTTACTGCAACCAATTGATTACCAGCACTGGTAACCGGGATAGATAAAAACTTTTCCATTTTATAAAAAATTAATGGGTTAAACAATGCTCAAAGTTAATCATTTCCTGAAAACTTTTCTTCAAGGAATTTATATAGATCTAACCCCTCATCTGACTGCAAATATGATGCAAGAACATGAATATGATCATGCCCAAAAGGAACTGTCATCAATCTCTTCTTATTGTCTTTTAGGTTAAAATGAATATCCTTATTTCCACGGAATGTAAAATATCCAGAAGTGAATGCACGAGCAGCAAAGTTATTGATCTTAAGTAATGGATCAGATGCGGCTTCTATAAAATCTTGTGGATATCTCTTAGCAAACAACATCATATCACGCTTAATCTCTGTAGAGCTCATGTTGTCTACATTTGAACTTAATACCAATCTAGCTACTGCCTCAAGAGTATTAAAGTCTTTATCAGCTAAATCACGAGCAAGTATTAATGCATCAATTTCAGAGAATAATTCTTTAACATCCTCTTGTGCATCTTTTTCAGCATCAAATTCATAAAATTCAGTTCCATTACCAGGATGATAATGTAAGAATTCTTGTAATACCGGATTTGTTTTTGGAACATTAAGAACGCCATCTTCAAAAACAATTGGCTCAACAATTACGTTGGCATCTTGTTGATCTTGAAATGGTGTGTTTGAATTTCGCGCATAGCGAAGTGGGTGATTCGTGTTAGTCTCTTCATTGTAATATAAAAGACGTTTACGAGGTGTGTCTTTGTGTGCGATAAAATAGCTCAATGGAGCTTCTTTAATCTTTAATAAATAAGTCCTATCCTTAGGCTCTAATTTTACTCTGTTCATTTGATATAATTTTAATTAATAAAAAATAGAGAGGGGCCGAAACCCCTCTCATATTATTGGTCTTCTTATCCTTTGAAGATGAAGAAGTTGTTAGCACCCATTGTACAAAGCGCACGCTCTGACAAGAAGTTAACTTCCATTGCATCGAGGTCGCTTGTAGCGGCACCACCGGCAGAACCAGTCATCCACGTTTTGTAACGACGATTTTCAGCTTCAGAAGCACGGTAGCGAACGTGAAGGAATGGACGTTTTGCATTCTTACCAAGTACTTGATCGTAAACGCTCATTGTACCAGCAGGAACCAAGACACCATTGATAGCACCACCAACAAGACCACCACGAAGGGTTGCATCGTTAAGGTATTTCCAATCTGTCTTGTAGAACTCGTAACCACGACGGAATCCAGAGAAACCAAGGTTTAGAGCCATTTCTTCGCTGTTGTCAAACAAACCGTAAGAAGTACCACCTGCACCGTAAGAGTTTTGAGCAGCCAACATATCGTCGATGTCAAAAGAGAACTGACGGTTTAAGAACAATACGTTCTCAGCGATAGCACCTTGCTTGTCAAGACGTTGTACGATTGTATCGAAGTCAGCCAAAGAAGATGGGTTACCACCTGCCCAGATGTTACCACGAGACTCGATAGCAGCAAACATACCTTGAGTACCAGCACCTGTAGTCGCAGGTGGTGTTGGAGATGAAACACCAAGAGCTGCAGCAGCACCAGAGTTTGCTTCAGCAGGAACACCTTCAACCATTGCCATTTCAAGATAGTCTTCGAAACGTAGACGAGTTTCGTGCTCAGACTTCATGTACCAGTAGTAACCAGTAGCACCGTTCTCAGTAGTCACTTCAACCCAACCAACTTGAGCCATGTCAGAACCAGAGACAGTATATTTATCTTTGATGATGATTGGCTTGTTGTCGAAGAAAAGATCTTGAGCTTCCAAAGATCCATCCATACCAGAGTCACCTTTTTTGAATTCAGAACCGTAAACAAAAGCAGTGAATGTAGCTCCAGTGTCACCACCAGAAATACCACCAGCGTTGTAGAAAGCTACAGTAAAGCGATCAGCAGCAGGTAATGCAGTAATTACACCTTTGTAAGAAGATGTAGCAGATGCATTGTTAGATAAGAATACAGTTTGACCCATGCGGAATACACATGTACCTGTACCGATGTCAAAAGTAACTGTATCATCACCACCAGAAGCACCAACAGCAGTAACTGCAGTATACTTAGTGTGAAGACGACCTTGTTCTGCCCATTTGATGAGGTCAGAGTTAGTAGGAAGTTCTGCACCTACCATACGCAAGAAAGATGCGATTGAACGGTTACCGTAACGCTCAAATTCTTGCTCGTAAGTGTCAGGCAAATATTGATTCAAGAAATCAAAATTTGTGATGTAGTTTGTAGGCAATGTTGCCTTTACAGAGCTCGGGGTCAATAATGGACCCGGAGATGATTGTAATGTACCAGCCATTTTTTCTAGTTTTTAGGTTTTTGTTTAATAACTAATCTGTTACCGTAACTAGGTTCTATAGCTCTTACTTGAATACCACCATCAGTTTTCTTAGTTACTTGAGTAGATTGACGCACCATGTCGATATTCTTTGACTCCTTAGAGACCGTATCAACTGTGTCTGCCATTCCTTTCTCATAGAAGAACTTTGCAAACTTATCAGGATTCGAAGCAATCGCTATTGCTCGATGGAAAGACTCAGCATCTTTTAGATAACCCTCTTCATTTAGGAACTTATTTACAAAGTTCTTTAGTGAAGACTGCTCTTCAAGAAGTGACTTAGCTTCTGCTGGTTTGTAAGTAACTGCTTTGTTTTCGTCAATTGCAAATTTGAAACCTTCAAACTTATCAGAAAACAATTCAGTAGTCTTATCAGCAAAATACTTAGACCTCTTCATCTGTTCCTCTTGCTCGCTAGTCGCGGCTTGTTTATATTGCTTGTAAGATTCGTAAGCTTCTTTTTCTTCCTGCGGAACAAAGGCTTCCCTTGACTCAAGCGGAACCTTGTACTGTTCTTTTAGTTTGTTAAAGTAGTCACGAGCCTTAGTCAGCTCTTTTTTACGCTCTAATTTTACCTTCTTAATTTGCTTGTCATCATCAAAATCCTCATCGTATGAGAACTTTGTTTCAAGCTCAAATCTAACCTCATCTGCATCTAGCTCTGGGTTTTGATCTTTGTAATACTGATAAAGTAGAGAATCTTCATCCATTGCGCTGTAATCGACATTCAATTTCATGAAGTCTTCAATACCACGCCCTGTTTCTCTTTTGTATTTTAAAAACGCAGAGACATCTTCAGGTAGTTCCTCAGCTTGTTCTCGCTCTTGAACTAAGTCATCTAAAGATGTAATCTCTTTGTTCCATCTTTTACCAAGATATGAAAGAACTTTATTATCATCTAAATCCACCTCTTGTGGTGGAGTATCTTCTATTACAGGATCAGCTGGTGGTTGATCTGTTAAGTCTATCTTAATAGTATCATTATCGCCAGAATGATCTTCTAATCCTTCAAGAAGATCTGCTTCTTTTTCAGCCACAGACTTCTCTTCGAAATCTACAGCTCTTACTTTAAATTCACCTTCCATTTAATTTAATTTTCAACAAAGTTAGTAATTATTTTATTTATTCATTATCGTAGAACATACGA